CTCATTAAACTGTCTGCAATGGCAATCAACATCGGATCGTCAGTGCGTTTTAAGTTCATGGTGAAGTCAATGGCACGTGGAGCGCCATCGCCAAAGAATTCTGTGCGGGTTTCTTGGATGTTTTCGATCACAAAAAATCCGATGATTTCAAAGGTTGCACCGTCAATCAATGGAAAGGCACCGCCACTGTCTGCCATTAATTCCAACGCTTTAATGGAAAATCTGCCACCCGTGATTTCGGGGATAAGTCGCCCTCCGATTGTCACGGTTTCGCTTTCCTTTCCGGTGAATTGTGATTTCGGCATTGCGCCCACAATCGCATTGGTTGGATGTCGCCACGTTGATGTGCGGTCTAAGCTTTGGAAAGGCACGGTTTGCCGTGTAAAAACGAACATACCAAGTGCGGCCAAGGCAAAGTTTTGAAACATGCTAGCCTTCCTTTACATGTAGTTTGATAAATGTCAATGCAATGGCGATGGCGATAATCCAACCCCAACCATTAATTTTGTGATACATCAAAAACGTGGCGCAAACTGTTGCGGTGATGATTGACAAGAAATAGAAAAAGAAGATTAAAATTGTGGCCATAATTTATTCCTAAAGAAAAGTGCGGTCAAAAAATCCCGTGATTTCTGACCGCACTTGGTGAGTTAGCGAAAGAGAAATGCGATGCCGAAAATCACAAGCAACCAAAAAACAACAAGTGAGATTAACAGCCCACGCCACACAATATGCCGTGGCATATTTAATACATAATCAATCATTTTCTGTTTCATTTCGTTCCCTTGCTTTTTCTCGCCATGTCATTAATTCGGCAAATGTCATTTGCTCAAAGGCTTGTGGTTGCCAATGGAAAATTAATGCAATGTCCGCCATGGCATCTTCTACCGTGGCGGCAATCATTATTCGGTCGCTTCCGCTTCCGAATTCTTCCCTAAAAAACCGACAGCCACCGCCGCAAGCTCGGTGAAGTCTGCCACTTCCATTGTGGAAAAGTCAGATTTGTGCAACACAGGATTTGTCACGCGTGTGAGTAACACTTGTAATGCGTCCACGTCCATTTGTAACACGTCAAACATTTTCAAGCCTTTTAATGCCGGCACGGTTGGTTTGTTTACTGTGATTTCGGTGATTTTAGTTTCGCCACGCACAAGCGGATTCGTTAATGTGATCACTTTGCTGTTTTCGTTTTTCATTTTTTATACCTTTAAAAATGCCACGCTTAAGCGTGGTGGAGTGATTTAATAAAAGCCCCTTGCGGGGCTAGGTGGAGATTAGATGCCAATCGCTGAACGGTGTTCTGCCAAGCGGTCAGTGCCGCCGACAATAAAGATTGAGTTGAGTAAATCAATCTCGACCAAATCTTTGCCGTTTTCGATGATTTTGTAATAGGTTAATGGCACGGTGTAGCTTTGTTCGGTGTCATCGCCTGATTTGCTTGTGCCGTTGTCAATTTCGCTGAAACGACCACGCATAATCAATTCAATGGCGGTGACTTCTTCTGTGTCGTCTTGTTGATATGCACCCGCAAAACGTAATGCCGAACCGTCAATTTTGCCGCCAAATTCTTTAATGAGTTCGGTCATATAACCGCCCATTTTGAATTGCGCTTCCAAGCCTTCCACGCCTAAATTCACTTTCACTGGACCAATCATGCCGCCTGCACGGTATTCTTCCAGTTTCATTGCCAATTTAGGTTGGGTAATTTCGGTGACTTGGCCACGGTAAGAATTACCGTCAGCCAAGAAGTTCATGAGTTTCAATTTAGGTGGTAAAGCCATTTGTTATGCTCCTACTTTGGCAATCTCTGCGGCGAATTCCACAAGGTATTCATCGCTGATGTATTGGTTAAAGCCTAATTGTTCTAATGGCGGAACAGGGCAGTAATCATAAGACACAAGTAATTTTGCATCTTTTAATGTGGCGGCAGTGTTCAGTGATGAATTGATAAATGCTTTTCCGCCGATTAAGTAACCTTTCGCCACATATTCACGCCATTTCGCATTGATCGCTTCCACGATTTCTTTCACCAACATCACACTGATGTTTTTATCTACTGCCCAATCAAATGATTGTGCGATAGTGTCTTTCAACACTTGTGCGGTGCGGGTGTAGTTTTCGTATATGAATAACTTGTCTGCTGAACAGGTGCGTAACCCCCATAACTTGAAGCCATTATGATTTACACAACAAGTGATGCCTTGTTCGTTCAGATAGTTGACATCGGTCGCACTGTCGTTGATGTCAAATGAAAGCGGTTTAGTCACGCCAGTGACGCCAGTTAAACCTTTATTAGAAATTGATGTGTGCCAGCCGTATTCTTTATCTTGATACGCACGCATTGCCGCCGCACGGACAACGGCATAATCCACTTCGGTTGCTTTGGTGTTCGGGTTGAACGATAAGAAATCACCGAAAATCAGCATTAATTCACGCTGTGAGAAATTACGGCGATAAGTGACCGCTTCTTCTTTGGTTTTTGCTGATCCGCACGATGCATACACAAAGCCATTCAGTTTTTTCGCCACGCTTAAAAGCTCGGTTGTGACATCTTGGCTGTCATACTTCGGCACGCAGAAAATACGCGGTTTCACGCCACAAACGGCAGCAGAGACTAAGAACGCTTTTAAGCCAGTGTAATTGCCGTCGTTGTCCACTGTGCCGATGACGTTTGCTTTCATTGTGCTTTCTTCATCGCTTTCTTCCACACGAATGACCACAACTTTACAATTTACAATATCCGCAATGCCATCCAATGCACGGGATAATGTGCCTTGTTTACCGGCTTTTGCTTGTACTTCTGCAGTGATACCGGTTAAAAGAGTGGGTTTATTGAGCGGGAAAACAGTTGCGTCTGCATCTGCTGCCGTTGCCACTAAACCGATCACGGCAGTGGATGATGTGGTGAGTGTTCGCAAGGCTTCGGCAATTTCCGTTACCTTGACCCCATGGAGATATTCATCAGACATATTTTAGCCCTATGGTTTCTATTGGTTAAATAATGTCTTTATTGTGATCGAGAGAATGGAGCAGTGCGAGCGGTTGGAAGTGTGAAAAACGGGGTAACAAAATGCGGCCAAAATTGACCGCAGTTTGACTGGAATATTAACCAAATGATCTGGTGTATCTTTCGATCTCGAAACTTGATGCACTATCTAAGTCAACACGTCCAGCGTTAATATTATCTAGCTCTGTTTTAATGGCAGATTTTGCATCTTCGTAATCGCCTAACGGTAAATCAACACTATTTATACTTATCTCGAAAGGCTTATCTAATAAAGCGTCCAATCCATTCTGATTAACATACACTTCGCCTTCTCCATGATAGTTATTTCGAACCTGTGTTAAATAGTTATCTGTTAAATACTTGGCTAGATATTTATAGATTGCTGTGTTACGTTTTGTTTTTTCAATTTTGGCGACTATTTCTGGGTCGAATGTTGCATTAACCGCATCATTATTAAGTTTATAAACAGGTGCGAGATAAAATTCATACTCTCCATATTCTGCGACAATCTCTAATGTCTCTCCTGTTTGAATAAGCTCAATTTCGTTATTTCTTGACTTAATGCAAATCATGTGCTGATACTCGTCCGGCAACGATACTTTAGCGATTAAATCTCCCCCATTGTAATCTTCTGGTCTGGCTGGCACAGTTACTCGCATCGCCTTAACAGACTTACTTTTAAGCTTTTCAATTTCAAAGCCTAGCTTAGCCACATCTTGGCCCAGTTGATAAACAAAGCCTTGTTCTTCTTTAGTTGGTGTTGGTTTTGCCATGTTGGTAGTCCTTTTTACCTAGTTCATAATATTTCAAAAGTTCGTTGTTATAGCTTTCAAGCGATAGGTTTTCACCGCCACTTTCCACTTTCACGCCGATGCTTTCTTTTTGCTTTACTGCCACAGTAAGACTAGGCTTAATGCCTGTTTTTACTTGTACGGTAATGGGTGTTTTCTTCAAATTAATCTGCACGGGTAACATCCTTTTTCAGGATCACTTTACCGCCACATAATGTTTTGACTAATCCCTGCGCATTAGTGCGTTGCAAATCCCATGTTGCGGCATCCCAATTCACGCCTTCTGTTTTATCGTGTGATATGGTCAATGTGACTTCGTTTTGATTAACCGTAATTTCGCCTGTTGTCGTGGATAAGCGGATGCGTTCGCCTCGTCCATTTGGCACAATGTCGCAATCAAAGCGGCAATCAGTAAAATCCATGGGTTCGCCTTGTTCGGTTGTAAATACAAGGGTTTCCATTTCATCATCGCCGCGGATCCAATTAAAAATGATGTCAGCCACGTTGTACCGCCTTAAATCGCTCATCATGTTGCTTGCCTGTAATTTCACTTTTATAGGCGGTTTTGCAATGATTTTTATCTCTAAACACCCAATTAATAAAACGGTAGAGTGCACGCCACCGTTTTTTGGGTTGCTCGGCTAAAATAGCCCCACGATAGGTGCGACTTGATAATGTTTCGTCTGCCGCACCACCTGTTAAGGCATTGAATAGCTGATCGATAGCAATGATGTTGTGATAGAAATATCGTTTTAAATCCATGCTTCAATTTCCTTTTCAAGTGCGGTCAATTCTTCTATTGTTTTTAATGTTAATAAGCGATCTTCAAATGCTTGTCGCTTGCCAATAATTTCGCCTATGGCAAGTGCAAACTGGTTGGATTTTTCAATCACTTTTTGTACTAAGACTTCAAATGATATACCTCTGACTTTTGCCATTTGTTTTAACATTGGCGTGTCTGCATTATTATCTGCCTGCCATGCTAACGCTTCTTTCTCTTGGCGATAAAAACTCTCAATCTCTGTTTGAGGATAGCCTGCAAGCAAGTCTCCTTTAATCTTGTCTGCTTTATCCGCTAGAGTGTTTAATATGGTTTCCTTTTTACGCTTAAAGAATTCCGTTTTCTTATCATCTGAAACCTTAAAAGATTTCGACTTAGAGTCAAAAACATGGTACTTGCTAGGCGATTTTCCAGAATATTTAATTTTCCCATTTTCTAGCCAAACAGATCCCCCGCCTGTAATACTAGCTGAAATACCATCAATTTCTTCAGCACTCACTTCAACCCAATTTTGATTATTTGTTACAAGATAATCAGGCGCGAACGTGCTTTTTTCTATGTTAAATAACATCATAATTACCACCCATACCATCCGATTGCCAGAATATTAAATCCAGCCTC